ACCGGCTTCGAGGATCCAGTATTCGGGCGGCAGGACAAAGGTGTGCCGGCGGGCACGCTGCGCTTCTTCCAGCGCCGATTTCATCAGCCGCTGGACCTGATCTGCATACGGCACGAAGTCGAACGAGACGTCCGCCATCAGGCGGCGATTGCCGTCCTTGGCTTCGAGATCGGCGCGATAGATCGGCGGCGCGACCTTGACGTTCCACGCCTCGGCCGGGTTCGGATGCTTGCCAGCGATGCCGTTGATCGAATCCGCCAACCCGAAGAACGGCGTGAAACTCTGCTCTTCGGTCGAGATGATTTCACCATCGGTGAAGCTGGCCACCGGCAGGCCGGGAGCCCCGACGAACACCTTGTAGACGCCACCCGCTTCCGACATGCGGCCTTGGCACGACGTCAGCAGCGCTTCGGAGGCATCACCCAGCGGTGCGGAAACCGCAATCTCGGCGCCACTGCGATAGGTCGCCACATTGGCGCCGCCCGACTTGATGACGGCGCGGCACTTCTGGATTTGCGCCCGCCAATGGGCGGCAGGCAGGCGCGCGGTGGTGACGCCTTGCAACCCGTAAAGCCACTTGCCGCCATAGCTCAGGCCGCGCCACAGATTGTAGAGCTGGACGGCCGGCAGGTGATCGCCATCGCCGCCCCACGTCGACGGATCGGACCAGCGATGCGTGCCGGAACCGCCCGCCGTGCTGTCTTTCGTGACATCGTAAAGCTTGAGGCCGTAGACCTCGAACTTGAACTGCGGAAAGCCGGTGAACAGCTCCTCATTGATCTGCGTCGTCACCACCGCATAGGCGACGCCGTAACCAACGCGAGTGGACTGATAGGGGCGTTCGGCACTCGAAACAGTGTTGACGAGGAAGCTGTCCGCGGCGGTCTGGGTGCCGTCGTAGAACTTCACCCACATGTGGTTGCCGCCGGGACCGGTCCAGTATTCCTTCACCGGATAGCCGCGGCTGCCGTAGCTGGTGTCGTTCCAGTCGATCGTGACCTTTTCGCCGTTGACCCACAGACCGACGAGGCTGTTGATCGGCAGGTCGGAGAGCGCGATGACCTGCGTCAGATAAGCGTTCGGTGTCTTCTTCTCGCTGCCCCATGTGTTGGCGTAAACGAGAGAACCGGCCGTGGCCGTGTAGCCGAGCGGAAAAGCGCGCGGCACGTCGCCACCCGACTGCAGCTGGCCCTGAATGGCGAAGGACGGGCCTTCCGGCTTGCCGGCCAAAGCCTGTGCGGCAAGGTTCAGACCGATGCCCACGGCAGCCTTGAGCAGCAGCGAGCCGATACCGCCCGCCAGCATGGTCGATGACAACAGGCCGCCGATGCCAGCGACAGCGGCGCCAATAGCAGAAAAAATCATGTCGGAGTTCCGGCGCTAGAGCGCTTTCAGAAAATTGGTTTCGGCCACGCGGTAGCCGCGCCGCAGGTAGAGCCGTGCAACGATCGGATCAGCCCCCATGCCGGCCATGCCCGCAAAGGCGCATCCACGTGTCTTGGCCCAGACCTCATAGGCATCGAGCATCTGCACCGCCGCCTTGCCGCGATGGGCGGGATCGATCCACCACAGCGTTTCCTGTGCGAACCAGACCGGGCCGAACATGTGCTCGAATGCCTTGGCCATCAGCACGCCCTGCGGCCGGTCATCCGGCGCATAGACCAGGCAGAGGCTGTTCGGATCGGCGCGATGTTCTTTGAACATGCGCTCCGCGTAGGCGGCAACGAACGGGAAGGTGAAGCCGGTCGGGCCAGTCATATCGTCAAAGCCTGCACCAGCGCGCGAATCCTTCAGCAACCGAACGACGCGCAACCGGTCGCGCTCGACCGCCTCCCTGATCATCGTGAGCCGCCGCCCTCATAGGAAGCGCCACCGCTATCCCGGCCGGACGGCTTGGCGACGACGCCACCGGACGATGCGCGCTTGGTCGGTATCTTGCCGCTGGCCTTGCCCCAGAACAGTTCTTGTTCGCCAACCACAGCGACGTCCTGAAAGAAATTGTCGGTTGGGTTGCGAAGCTTCTGGCTTTCGTGGCTACGGGTGTCGGGGTTGGAGCGGGTGATTTCCTGTGTGTGCGAAATCGCCGTCATCTCGACGCCGCCGTCTTCGCCCTCGGCCGGCGTCTTGATCTCGATCTGATCGATGAATCCGACGAAGCGGCAAACGGCCGGTGCCACGAGCTGGCGGGTGTCCGGATCGAACAGGCCGCGATAGACCTCGACGCGCGCCTGCTTGCAGTCGTAGAGCCGCACCGCCTGCTCGACCAGATCATCGATCTGGGACAGCTTGATCCTGATCGACTGCACGGTGAGATTGGCCACCAGTGGAATGTCACTGATCTCGATGAGCGTACCGGACCCGTACCAGTCGTAGGTGCTGGTCAGGCCGGTGTCAGGGTTCACCACAGATGCGGCCACGTTGCCGACATCCGACCAGAAGCCGACGACCTGCGGGGCGCCGGTGGCGCGATCACGCGCGACGATGCGCAGGAAGTCACGCGCGACCAGCGCACGCGCCTGCAACGCCGCGAAGTTCGGGGCGGAAAGATTGCGGGGCATGTCTACACCAAATAGCTGTGAAAACAGGGTTTTCCGGTTTTGGCCGGGTCCGGGATGGCTCTAGCTTGGCGTGGGGGCACGATGGATTCGAATAGCAATGGATTGCATTTTCCCCCACGAGGTCGAAGCGCTCGAAATGCTGGCAGGTCTCAGGCCACGGACCTCGGACGCGTGGATCAAGCTTTGCCTGGAAAACCTGAGCCGCGAGGGCCTTTGCACCGAGGGGCCGAACTATCGGCTGACGCAGGCCGGCAAAGCCTACCTCACGCTGGTCATCGGCTCTCTACAGCCTGAAAGCTGACGCTGCCGCGCCCGGTCTGGAGGTCAGCGGTGCTGCTGACACTACCCGAAACGACGGTCATCAGGCAGAACGGCCGGACAACGGTAACAGGATCGTTCACGGCCGTTTCCGGCCATAGCGGAGGCCTGATCTCGAATGCCCCCGTGACACCGGTTCCACCGGCTGTAGCAGCCTCCTGAATGCGGTGGAGGTTGCGCGTGCCGATCTGAAGCATGTCGCCAACGCGCCACTGAAAGCCAGCCGGCAGGCCCTTGGCGGTGATCGATTTGCGGCTGGCGTTTATGGTGTTGATGGCCGCAGCACTGACTGTCCCCATGCCCGTGCCGTTGGGGTAGGCCATCGGATAGCAACGGCTCAACGATCGGGCACGGAACTGCTGCAATCCGTTTTCCATGGCGTCCAGCCGCGCCCGCCACTCGTCGAGTTCATTCGGTCGCATTGAGAGCGACTGGAACGTGGCCCGCCACAGAGGCGAACCGAAATCCTTCACGCGCGTGACGCCATTCGCCTGCCGCGACTGCTCCTGCCGCCATAGCAGGTCGAACTCGGTGGACCAGCCGGGGAAGCCGGCCAGTAGGTCGAGGGGATAGGAGATGGCCATTAGAGTTTACGGCGCTCAGCGTCTCGGGTGATTTCCAGCACGCGCGCCGGCAACTGCTTTTCCAGCGACATCAGAGCGCGGGCAGTTGCGCCGCTGTCGCTCTCAAGCACATCAATACGGGCGGAAAGCACATCGCAATTGCACCTGATCGAAGGCTTGTAATGTGAAAGAAGATCGATGACAGCCTGAACCGAACCGATGGGATTTCCATCCACCACAATCAGTGGATTGCCGTCTTCATCCTTATGGCGCCCGACGAAGAACTCGCAATGCTCGTAGTCCGCTTTCTTGAATTCAGCCATGTGGACTCCTCCTTTTGGGTGTGTTTGGATGCCCCTCGCAAAACTCTGGGAGGGGAAAATGAGCGAAAAACAGCGCGTCGAACCGTGGCAAGAAATTAGAATTCGCCGAACGGATTCAGGGTGGGATTTTGTCCGCTTTGATGGACGCAACGGCGGTAGCGGGATCTACGGCACGCTATCGATGAAAGCCGCCACGTTCGATGAGGCAGTAGCCAAGGTCAAAGAACACTTTGACGTCTAGTTACTTCACAGCTTGTTAACCAGCAGGCCGCAATGTCGACCCGCGTTGTGTATTGAGTACGTGTCTCAGGCAACACGCTGACGGGCGGCATCACCCCGCCGCTCGTCAGCGACCTAAATCCCCGGCACACGCCGGCTTCGCGCGTTGCGGATCGTGCTGATCACGTTCGCCTCGAACTCACGCTTCTGCTTTTCCATTACTTGCGCCAGCCGCTCGACCGCCGCGACGTCAGCGCCGCGGGCATCAATGACAGGGGCGAAGGTGATAGACGGCCCAGCCTGACTGGCGGGCGCCTGAAGGCGCGGCATCTGCGGGACTTGGGGAATGATCGTCCCTGACCGGTTCGGTACGAACAGTTCAGGCCGCTTCTCCCCGACGATATACGGCTGGCCAGCACGAACTGGGCCGCCGTTGGCGCGGAAGATGTCCTCTGCCCAAGGTATGCCGCCACCTGAGCCGCCACCACCCCCGCCGAACAGGCCAAGCAGGCCGGACAGGAAACCACCACCGCCACCCATGTTCTGGATCTTGAAAAGATTGTTCAACACGTCATCGATGAGCGCATTGCCAATCTTTTTCAGCGTGCTGGCCAGCATGTCCCCGGCGGACTTCCCCTCGATGAGGCCATCAATCAGATCGCGGGTAACGTCCTTTGCGGCGCCAAGTGCTTCCTCTGCCCGCTGCCGTATTTCGTCCTGGCTTTCTGCGAGCTTGGCCGCCTCAACCGTGGCGAAGGCATATGTGTCGGCAAGGACGCTGATCTCCTGTTCAAGGGCCGGCGTAACTTCTATGCCAGCCCTCTTGGCTGCCGTTAGAAGTTCCTGCTGGATGCGGGCCTTCTCCAGCGCGTAACCGTAGTCATTGACCAGTGGATCGAGGCCGGCCAGCACGGCGTTTTCAGCCTGCATCGCCGCCACGGATTCGTTGATACGCTTGGTCAGGCGCTCGTAGTCGTTGTCACGCTCTTGCTTCGGTTTCTTGCCTTCGGCGGAACGAGCGGCGCTGCCAGCAAGGTTGGCCTGAGCAATGCGCTTGATCTGATCCTCCGTGACACGGATGCCATCGTCGGCTGCCTGCTTCTTGACGCGAGCTATCTCGTTTTCGAGGGCAAGCTGGTCTTTGCCGAGTTTCGCGCGGCGGGTTTGCTCAACTTCCCAGAGGCGAGATTCCTCCTTACGCGCATCCAGTGCGCGACGAGCGTTTCCAGCGCCGCCGCGCGAATTTGGGCCACGACCACTAACCATCCCACCATTGACTACAGCCATCTCGGCAGCAGCCTCTCGCGCGCCTTGAGCGACAAGTGCCAATCTGTCCAACAAAGGCGCGAGTTGATCGGCAAGTTTCTGGAAGTTCGGGTTGGAGTTTGCGAGCGCAAAAAGTTCTTGCTTCGCGGCTTCGGCGCCATCGCCGTTTTCTTTAAGGCTGTCTCGGACGCGCCGAAGATCATCAAGCTGATCTTGTGACGCCATAGGCTGACGCGAGAGGTTTCCGGCCTCGTCACGAACGAGTTTCAGGGCAGGTGCGGTTTCGATCGCGCCATCCAAAAGACGCATGACCGCATCGTGGGCATCGTCAAACTGACTTTGAGCAGCCGTGTTCTCGTGGCCGAGCGCGTTCTTCAGCGCCTCGTTATAGCGCTCACCAGCCGCTTCGACCTTTTCAGCTGAGCCTTCAGCACGCTTGCTGATTTCGTCCAAGCGATCAGCAAAACGTTGTGCCCCCTCGCTCGCGTCGGCAGTCGCACTGCTGTACAAGATCAGTGACGACACAACCGCGCCGCCAATAATCATCCCAACCGGCCCAGCTGCAGCGGCAAGGCCGCTGAACCCCATGCTAAGCCGCGTCATCGCTCCCGCTGCAGCCATTGCGCGGGTGAAGTCGTAAAGAGCTTTACCGGACAGCCCAAGCTTGGCGATCATGCCGCTAATCGAGCGCCCAATAAGCGCCCCGGCAATCACCGCCGCGAATTGCAAAACTCTGTCGGCTGTCTTGTCGAAGTTGTCCGCCATGATGACCAGCGCTTCGGAAATCTTGGCAGAGACGCCGGTCGCGTGGTCGGCGTTTCCGACATATTCCAGCAGCGCATTCTGCAAAAGCTGGATACCATCCGAGATCGTGGCAGGCATGGCTTCGGCTTCGGCGCGCAGCTTTTCCATCTGCTTCGAAAGAGAGGCGACAATGTCGCGACCGGTAATCTTACCCTGCTGGCCAAGTGCGCGCAGCTGGTTGACGCCAACGCCAAGCCCCTCTGCCAATGCCTCCGCTAGCCTGCCGCCCTGCTCTATGACGGTGTTAAGATTGTCTCCCTTGAGCGCCCCGCCTGCCATTGCCTTCGACAGCGCGTTCATGACCGCTTCGGCGCGCTGCCCTTTCGCGCCAGAGATCACCAACGCGTTGTTGACCGATTCCGTGTAGTCGAGCGTCTGGTCCGTGCTGTATCCAAGCTCGCGCATAGCCGTTGCGTTAAGCAAGTAGCCTTCCGCCGTTTGTTCAAGGCTGGAGTACGTGCGGCGGGCCACCTCGCTAAGGCGACCCATAACCTCCTGCCCCTTCTCCATGGAGCCGGCGGCGAGTTTCACGCGGGAATTGAGGTCCGTCCATGTGTCCGTCAGCTTGACCAGTTCGCCGGCACCAAGCGCTGCGGTGATACCGCCAATGAGGTTCTTGAATGAGCCAGTTCCGATGCCGCTGAGGCGTGCATCGATTTTCTTTGCCATCTGGTCGAACTGCTTTTCCACCTTACGCGTGGTCGCGCTGGTGTCGCCCTCAAGCTTTTTGAGGACGCGCAGCATTTGGCGGTTGTCTGCACTTATGCTTAAAACAAGCTGCTCAAGATCAGTCGCCATGAGGTGCTCCAGATGAAAGCATTGGTCGCTGCCGCCTGCATCGCCGTCTTAGCCTTCGTCGGCTATTATTTTTTGGGGGAGTATTCAGATTATTCCGCCCGGCAGGCCAGCGCATCAGCGGCGGCTGCCAAAATGGAGGATGCTCGGGAGGAAATATTCAAACTTGCCGAGGCTGACCCCCACGAACCAAAAGTGGCTGCGTCATGGTGCAGACTTACAGCAATGCGCCTGAACGGCGGCAATCTTGATGGAAACAATCAGGCCGCCCGCATCGTTGCGAACTGCAAGATGCTGGGGCTTATTCCTCTCGAATAGCCTTCACCCATACCGCTCCAGCAGCTTTGCCATTTCGTTTTCGCTCGGCGCTTCGATCTCCTTCGGATCGCGATGCATTTCGTTGAACGCATCCACGGCGTCGAAAAACTCCGAGAGGGTGGCGGACCAGAACTCCGGTGGCCGCCAGCCCATGGGGCCGATTGCTGATTTCAGCCAGTCGCGGAACGGGAAGGGCTTGTCTTCGTCGCCGTCTTGCCTTCCCCGACGGCGTCGGCTTTTCCCTCGTCTTCACCGACATGATGCATGAGCGCTGCGGTGAACGCCTGCTTGCAGGCAGCGAAGTCAGTCAGACGCAATTCCTGCGCAGCCTGGGCAGCATCGCCCTTCACGGTAAGATGCTGGATCGCCGCCATAGTGGCCGCCACCTCGGCACCAAGCAGGCGCTGATATAGGTCGATGAACGACTTGCAATCCAGCGCGGTGGAAAGCGCTGCAAGCCGGCCCATCTCGCAGGCGATCACGAGATCGACGCCGCCCACGCGCAGGGCAACCTCGCCCCGCGCGCCATTGACAGGATGGCTGCTCATGCCGCCACCACATCAGCCGTACCGCCGCTGGTCGCGGAAGCGCTGCCGGTGCTGTTGGTGGCCGTGACGGTGACCGAGATGGTCGAGCCGACATCGCCGCTGACCGGCGTATAGGCGTCCGTGGTTGCGCCAGAGATATTGGCACCGTCCTTCTTCCACTGGAAGGTGAAGACCGGATTTCCCGTCCATTCGCCGGGGTAGGCTTTGAGTTCGGAGCCTTCTTCGGCAATGCCCGCGATCGACGGCAGCAGCGAATTGACCGGCGTCACCGCCTCGGCCGTGAAGGAAAGCGGGCCGGCGGCCGAGAACGTGGCCGAAAACTCCATGTTGCCTTCCATCTCGCCCGTGAACTCGAAATCCGAGACCATCCACGGGCCTTCATAGGTGCCTTCGCCGGGAACGACGACCTGTGCGTCGAACACCGTGCCGTTGCGGACGTTCGTCATCAGGGCGGCCTGCGTGGCACCACTGACGAATGCGCCCGAACCGCTGAAGGATCGGTTGACGATGCCGGGCTCCGCGGTCTTCTGAACCGCCCCACCGGGGTTGTTGCAGTCCGGAATCGTCGTGTCGACCTCGTTGGCCGATAGGTTGAACGAACGGGTTTTCATGCCGCACAGGTTGGCGAACGTGGCGGGTGCGGTCTTGATCTTGATAAGCAAAAGCCTGCCGGGATGCTGGGCCATGGTGATATCCTTTTGGTGATGGATGCCTTGCCGAAGGGCGGTGAAGGCGTCAGGCGTTTGACTGGACGATTGCCCGGAACTCGACGACGCCGTGGCCGGTGAGATCGTCGCGGTCGTAGAAGACGCGATCTCCGCGATGGTCGAGCGTCACAAGGTGGTTGCTGGGCAGCGCCAGCGGGTAGCCATGCAGGGCGCGGCCGACCTCGTAGGCGATGCTCCGGGCGTCTTGCAGCGGATCCATGCCGTCGCGGGTCCAGACATGGACGTTCAGCGTGATCTCTTCGCCGGTGATGCAGGTCGCATCGTCGCGCAGGCCGAACGTGTCGAAGTTGGCGATGTGCGGGAAAACGGCGTCTTCTGGCGCGCGATACCATACCCGGTCACCGACCAGCGCTGACACGTTCGCAGCCTTCAGCAGCCTGTCGCGAGCGAAAAGGACCAGTTCTCTTCCAGGTGAGGCCATGGTTATTTCTTCTGAGCCCTGCGCACAGCGCGGTTGATGGCGGTGGCGACCTTGCGCCTGATCCGCTTCTGGTGCTGGCGATAGGTCGGGAAGATGTGGGGCTGCGCCGTCATCTTACCCGATGACCTGCCGGTCTTTTTAACCGTGCGATCGGCCGTTCCGTATTCCAGCCAGCGCCACAGAAAGCTGGCGAAAATGCCGGTCGCGTTCTTGTCCTTGGTCTGACGCAGGCCAAACACGGCCGCGCCGGGATTGTCGCTCAGCTTTCCGCCTCGGATGCTCGAACGGTAATCGCCGGTCTCACCGATTGGCGCGCGCTGCTCGATTGCTTCCGCCAGTTCCTCGGCAGCCTCAAGCTGTGCCTTCGCCGCCTCCTGGTCGATGTCTGGCACGAGCTCGCGCAGCCGCCTGGCCAGCTTTTCGCGCCCGACGAATTTGGCCCGGATCGCCATCAGGAAGCGACGCCATGTTCGACAAGCATTTCCAGCTTCAGCCGGCGGCTGTCAGGATCGAACAGCGAGCGGATATTGAAGGTGCGGGCCGGATTGTCGGCATCCACCAGCCGCCAGCCAGCCGTGATCTTTCGCGTGTCCTCGCTCTGCCAGATCGTGACGATATAGGCCTGTACGCCCTGCAGCCGGCCGGCCAACACCTGCTCACCGCCGGTCTTCGGTTCGAATGCGGCCAAAACGGTGAACTGCGTTTCCCACTTGCCGCCACCTGGGACCGGATTGCCCAACTCGTCGGTTGCCGCGACTGTCTTCTGACAATGGACCCGAACGGTCATGTTGCCGGTGCGAGCCATCACGCGCCTCGACGATGATTGCTGAGCAGTGCATCGACACCCATGGGGATCGTCGTGGCAATGGTGCCGGTGACCACGGCGTCACGGTTGACGAACCAGTGACCGATTAGCATCAGCATGGCATGCTGCACGCTCTCGGGAACCGAGCCGCCATATACGGCGGTGAGGGTGATGCGGGAGCCGAAGCGGACGCGCGGCCATGACTGTCCGGGCTTGAGCGCAATCGACGGCTCCAACCCGTCTTTGTGTTCCTCGTAGACCGTCGCGTCGACCGTCTGTTCATTGCCGTCGGCGTCGACGTATTCGATGGAGGTGACCGACTTCAACGGCCCTTCCGAAAGACGGGAGAAGTCGGCGAAGCTGTCACACTGCGACGAGATGGTTTGCCCCGCCCATCGGGCATTGCAGTATTCCTCCGCATGCGCGCGCGCCGCCTTGATCAGCCGGTTCAGCTGCGTGTCGAAATGCGTCTCGCCCGGCAGGATGCCGCATTGGCCCCGTGCATCGGCCAACGTCACCGGCTCAGCGTCCGGCGCGCCTATGACGGTCGACGGATGCCACATGGTCAGCCGCGCTTTTCGGGCGCTGGATTGCGGACTGCCCGTTCGGTCCTAAGCTCCGATACGGGCACGGCATAGCCTGCATCGATCAGGCTCCTGGCCTCATCGCCGGAAAATCGCTCGGTCTCCTCATTGGGCGAGAGGGCAAAGCCAACACCGGCCAGACCGATAAGCATTTTCAGTTTCATGGATATCTCCTTCGACTTTGAGAGCGGGCCACCGAAGCAGCCCGCCTTGCAAAGCCGAACTCAGGCGGCCTTGGTGATGAGGTGCTTGACCGCGGCGGTATCGCCAAGCTCGCCGTCGAAGCGGATCAGGCCAGCAATGCCGAGGTCGGGCCAGAAGCGTTCGCGCAGCACGCCGATGACGGGAGATCCAACCTTGCGGACGAAGTACTTGCCGAAGTCACCGAACAGCATGACCTTCTTGGCCGCTGCGAGACTGTCCATCGCCTGATTGATGGAATAGCGGTAGCCGAGGATCGTGCCGGGCACGCCGTTCTGCACGTCGCCGGCAGTCCAGATGTAGCGACCTTCGCCGTCCTTCAGCTTGCGCAGCGCGCTCAAGCTGCTGTCATTGAACATGAACCGCACCTTGGGCGAGGTCCGATAGGCCGGATCCACCGAATGCACGAGGTCGATGATTTCGTCATAGGTGATTGCGGCCACCGCGGTTGCGGTCTTGCCAAGGCTGGAGGCCGTGACGACGCCGTTCGGATCATCCGAGCCGGCTCCGATGGTCAGTTCCTTATTGGCGATGCGGCCAAGGCGTTCACCCAGCAGGCCGCCAAGCAGCGTCTCCATGTTGAAGATGCTGTCCTGCGCCAGCTCCATCGAGAAGCGGACGAACTCGGTGTCGTAGACGTAGGCGTCGAGCGACTTCTGCCCGAAGGTGACGTCCTTACCGCCGTCATCGGTGAGCGCCGTGCCTTCCGTGTGCTTGCCGGCAGTCACCGCCGTGTCATCGACCGTCGGGATCTTGATCGGATTGCCGCTCGCCGTGGTCATGACGGTGCAGATGTCCTCATCGTACATCGGCCCCCATGCCTTCATCGACTTGATGATTTCGTTGGCAAGCTCGGTCGGAACCGTGTAGCCGCCGGAGGCTGGCGTGCCGGTGACCTGGGCGCGGAACTCGGCCTTGGCTTGAACGCCAGCCCGCAGAACGGCACGTTCCTCGCTGGAAAGTTCGGTCGGATCGCCACCGCAGGCGATGAACTTGTGGAAGACCTGACGGTATTCCAGCGCCTCGCCTTCGTCCTGACCGCGCGCTTCACCATCGCCGGGATTGGGGCGCTTCTTCGCGCGTTCCTCGGCCGCCGCGTCATCGATGCGCTTCTGCGCGGCGGCCATGCGCTGCTCACGCGCGATCTGCGTTTCGACCTTGTCGAAGTCAGCCATGATGTCGTCATGGCGCTTTTCGAGTTCCGCAGCGCGGGCCTCGTCGGTGTTCTTCTTGATCTCGTCAAGGGCAGAGCGGGCGTCGGCAACGAGCTTTTCCCGCTTCTCAATCAGTTCCTTGAGCATGATGATCTCCTATGCTGCTCAACGTCGAAAGGCCCGCTCGAACGCAGGCGGTGGAGACGGGAAGCGGGATGCTTGCCACGCCCTCCGGCAAACGCCGGGTAAACTCAGATGATGTTGCGGAACCGGGCTTCAGCCTCGGCCTTGCGCCGGGCGAACGCGGCGGCGTTGTGCTGGCGACGGCCTTCCTTGCGTGCCTCGTCGAGCGAGCGCAGCGCAATGGACGTCCCGTCATAGGCAGGGTCCGTCACAACCGACACGTCGAACAATTCGACTTCCTCGACGGTGCGAAGCGGCGGGTCTTGCGTATCGTCCCAGCGCTGCACCGTGGCGCGGAACGCAAAGGACATCTTGTCGAGATCGCCGCGCTTCATCTTCGGCACAATCCGCTGGACGTCCGGGTCGCCCGAATCAAGCTCCGTCTCGATCTTCAGGCCGTGGCTGTCTTCCGTCAGCTTGAGCGTGCCCGACCGCGTGCGCGCCAGTGGCAGGCCCGTGTGGTTGATCAGGAAGGGCACATCGGTCGATCCCAGCGCCTTGCGAAATGCGCCGGGCAGGATGACCTCACGGAAGTAGCCGCCGATGTTGGCCTCCTGGTTGAACACGGCCGCATAGCCGGACACCTTGACGCCGGTATCATCGGCACGGATTTCGGCCGGGATACCGCCGCGCTTTTCAATGTCAGGCTTCGGCATTGTCGTTTTCTCCATTGTCGCCTGCCGGCTTCGGCAACCCCGACTGAACCGGCTGCTTGCCAAGCACCACGGTCGCGCCCTGCACCAGCAATTCGTCGGCATCCGGATTCGAATGCTTCGGCCGGTTCTCGAGCGCCCGTCCTTCGTTCGGCGTGATCTGCGCGGTCTGGATGGCTCGTGCGATGCCCTCGACCCTCGACTTGAAATCGCCACGCATCAGACCGTCCAGATTGTGCTCGACGTACAAGCCGCCGCTCTCACGACCGAACAGCTTCAGGTTCATCTCGCCTTCGAAGGCTTCCGCCCACTGGCCGATCAGATGCTTGACCAGATGCAAATCCTGCTGTTCGACATTGGCGAATGTGCCTTTGCTCAGGTCTTGCAGGAAGGCCGGCGGCATTTGCCAGGCACGCGCGATCTCCTGAATCTGGAACAGCCGCGCCTCGGTCATCTGGCCCTTGGCAGGATCGAAGCCCACCGGCTTCAGATCGTGGCCGGGCGGGATAGGCACGATCTGCTTGCCGCTCTTACGGGCCTCATCGATAGACCTGCGCATGTCGCTCATGGCCCGCTGCAAGCCGTCAGCGCCCTGCGGCAGCGGCCCCGACAAAGCGAGCGGAGGGACACCGCCACCAGCAAAGAAGTTCGAGCCGTAATCGTTCATGGCAATGGCGAGCTGGATCGCCTTGGCGGCCAGATTGATCGGCCCGTAGTGCGAAAGCTGATCGGCCTTCAGCATGAACGGCACATCGATCACATCGGCGGCAGGGTATTCCTTGTTCTCGAATTTGTAGATCCGGCGCCCGGCAACCCGTTTGACCGTGACCTTGCGCGGGTCCATCGGCCACAGATTGACGATTTCCTTGCCGTCGCGCTCAATCCACGCCAGCCCACGACCACCCGTAAAGACCTGTTGCCAGAAATATTGCCGGAACAGGAAGCTCGACATTTCCCCGTTGGCATTGTCGTGAACCACCGCGCCGAGCGTGCCACCAACCCGCGTTGCTCCATCGGAAGTTGACCGGTAGGCATGAAGCGGAAGCGCCGCCAGCGTGCGCGACAGGAACGCCACGGCCGCTGCCACTGCCGGCACGGTCAACGCGCGATCGATGGTGACATGCGGCAGGTCGGCCGACTGCACGCCGAAGAACGCAAGGAAGTTTTCCGAACTGACCGGAACGCTCTCGTTCTCGGGCGAGGTCGCGCTGCGCGCCTCCCGCCGAATATTGAATCCAAGAATATTCATGCGTTCACCAGTGAAAATTCGGGATCATCCCACGGCGATGCCGGCGCGGGCTCATCGGCGATCATCCATCGGCCCAGCGCCATGATATGGGCCACCGGGCCGTCTATCTTGTTCTCGTCGCGCTCCTTGCGCGGGTAGACCTGATCGCGGTGGTTCGCCTTCGTCACCACGTTGGACAGCATCCATGTGAAGATCGGATCGCCATCATGGGCGATGGCCCGCTCACGGATCAGCCCGTCCATTTCCTTCATCGGCTCCGAGAAGTTCTTCATCGTCGCGAAGACTTCCGTGCAGGTGATGCCCTCGGCCTGAAGCTCGCTCACCATCATGCGGGCTTGATCCGGGTCATAGGCCACCTCCAGCAGCTGGTGGCGGTCGCGGATGCCAAGAATGTCATCGCGGATCATGGTCATGTCGTTCATCTCGCCGTCCGACTGGACGATGAGGCCGTCGCGATGCCACGCCTGATAGTGTTCGTTCTCGCCCTTCTCGATGGCCGCCGACGGCAGGTAGTAGCGACCGAAACGAGCGAACCTGAAACCTGCCCCGATCAGTTCCGCCGCCTTCGGGCAATCGCACTCATCGAGCCCGAACGTGATCTCCATCGCCGCCACGTCCACCTTGGACGCAAGGTCAAGACCGATCCGGCACGGCTGGCCGGCGAAATCCGATAGCTTCAGCCCATCGGCCTCGCTCTCGATCCAGCGCTGGACGTTGAAGAATGCTTCCTTGGCGTTGACCCACTCGTTCAGGTGCTTCGTTTTGAACGCCGATACATGCCGCGCGTTGTTGATGGCGCGCCGCTGTTCGGTCAGCAGGAACTTCTCACCAACCGAAACACCGAAGTTCGGGTTGGCCTTCTGCAATGCTTCCGGCGTCGTCCAATCGTCATCGGGGTCGATCCCGTAGAGCAAGGCGAACAGCCCATCGTCCTCGATGATGCCTTCCAGCATCCTCCTGGCTTCCTGCATCATCGCATAGCAAGGGCCGGCGATGTTCGATCCCGCCGTGGTGATCACCAGGATCATCGACTGGTCACGCGCTCCCATGCCTGTCGCCATGGTTTCCAGCATCGCATCCGTGTCGTGCTCGTGATACTCGTCGATAATGGCGCACGATGGCGACGATCCATCGCCGGGCTTGCCGATCACCGGCTCGAACCGGCCGCCATCCTCAGCGCAGAATATGCTCTTGGCATTGACCTCGACGCCGTAGAACTCCCGAAAATCGGGGTTGCGCTGCGCCATCAGCTTCGCTGGGCGGAACACCTCATAGGCCTGCTTCTCATTGGTGGCACCGGAGAAGACTTCCGCACCATGCTCACCGTCGGCTGTCAGCATGTACAGGCCGATTGCTGCCGCCCATGCCGATTTTCCATTCTTGCGCGGAACCAGCAACATCGCCCTGCGGAACCGACGAAACCCATCGGCCTTACTGATCCAGCCGAAGATCGAGCAGGTCATGAACACCTGCCAGGGCTGCATCACCAGCTTCTCGCCGCGCGCTGCCCAGCTGCCCTTGGTGTGCGGCATCAGTTCGATGAACTGGCATGCCGCTTGGGCCGCCCGGAAGTCGAACCGATATTCGAACTGCTTGCCCTTCTTCAGATCGTCCAGATGCCGCTTACAGGCGAGGCGCACCCATTTGCAGGCAGCGATCTTCCCGGCCACGACCTCTTTCGCATAGCCAGTTGCGATCCTGACGTAATCACGATCCACGACGCCCGACTCTCGCAAATGGGTTAGACGCAGGAGCCTTGGGCGCTCCAGCCACCATGCGGCTGCGAGGACCAGCTATCCCGAACATCTCTGCCTTCTTTCGAACCTCGGCAAAGGCTGCGACCGGCGGCATCTCTCCGGCTCGGATCGCCTTCACGATACCGCCCTGCAATACACAGAAATTGGCGAACTCATTGCTGTCGGCCTCGGTAATCAGCTTCTGGCTAACCCGGCCAACATTGTCCTGCCAGACTTCCTCGCCCTCCGGTGTCAGCCAGTCGGGCATCTGAGGCATGCCCTCGGATTCGATGATCTCGATGCCGGCGTCGCGATGGGCGCGATAGGTTCCGCGCGCCACCTTCTCGGCCGGCAGCATTTTCTTGGGACCGCGTTTCATGAATTATCTCAGCCCCGGAATTTAATTTGGCCTCGTGAAAGTTTCCTTGGGGCCGCCGGTCAGGGATCGAACCATGAAAGGTTTTGACCCTCCCCCTCCCACCCGAGAAACGGCCGAATAGTGCTTGACCTGTTATTCGCGCCTTGTGTCGTCTTTGGCATCCTGTGGCCTCAGGTCCTCGACCACATCGACAATGCAGCCTGTCCCGACCTTGTAGGCCGGCGACCCTTCTGTCTCGTCCTTGAAGTTGAAGTCCCACGTCTGGCCACGTGCCGCGTGTCGGATGCCAAGCTCCTTGGCGATGGCCTCACCCACGATGCGCTTCAACTCATGCCGATCGATGATGACGCGATGCCGACGCTCGTTCACCTCGGACGTGACGATCTTGCTCATTCCTCGTCGCCCTCTACCTCGACCACGACGTTCCAGCCTGTGACCAGGCCGGCAAGCTCGAACAGCCGCGTCGCTATCCAGATGCGGACACCGAAGAGGCGAGGCATTCGAACGCCGATGCGGATACTCTCCATCAGATCCCTACCGTCGATGACAATCTCGCCTGCGCTACGTGCCATGCCTCACCACCTCATCGCCTTCCCTGCGCTCATAGGCGCTCCACCACTTACCGATAGCCTCGAAGGTGATCTCCCTCGGGCGGGCGTTGTCTGCCCTCACGCGGGCCATGCATAACGCTGGCGGCGTCTCCAGGACGATGATGCGCTCGGGCTGCATCGTGTCTGCCCACCATTGCCTGTTGTCCGGCCTGGCCTCCGAGACGATCAGCCAGGCACGAGGCCACCGTGACGTTGATCGCATGATGTCGCCCAGCATCTCGTTGCGGGCGCGGATCGCTGGTGTCAGCCACTTGGCTCGATCCCATCCATGAAGCGACTGGCCCGACAGGCTGGAGGCGATGACGTCGAGGTCGATCACCAGATCGGCGGGGCCTGCATGTTCCTTCACGTAGCTGCTCTTGCCAGAAGCGGGCGCACCGCACACGATCACCAGCGGGATTGCCGAAGGCCTGAGCCATTCCGGTCGCCACTGGTGCTTGCCGAATGCCTGGTCCCTGGCGGTGCGCTTCAGGTGGCAGGGGCGGCACAGTGGCCGCAGGTTCTCCCTTTCATCGTTGAAGCTGTCACCGTCGATGTGGTCGACCTCATCAGCCTGCACGATCTTGCCTGCCTGCTTGCAGAACCGGCACAACGGCTCCTGTGCGAGGATGACTCGGCGCAGCTTCTGCCACTGCCAGCCGTAGCCGCGTTCAGTGGTGGTCTTGCGGTGAGCCGGTGGCATGCTCGACATTGGATGATATGTTCCTCGCCATGCGCTCGTAGCTCAAATGGATAGAGCACCGGGCTTCGATCCCGTAGGTTGCAGGTTCGAGCCCTGCCGAGCGCACTTCCTGCCGATGCGGATTTGGGTATCAGGACGGGCCGGACTGAAACCGGCTGTCAGCGGAGCGATATGCTAACCGCGCTCTCTCGCCTCGATCGCTTGCCGACCAACAAAAAACCCGCCTGATTTGGCGGGCTTCGGGCGCAACTCTGCAACTTGACGTTCACCCTAGGGGTTTAGTGACGAAAGGTCAATTCATTTCTTCCCCGAAACGATCCTTTTTCCACAAGGCGCGAGAAAGTTGAAGTGGATCGCGCACTCCCGAAGATCGTTGTGCAAGACCGTGGCCGCCTCCCTGTCGGTCTGGCCGTCTCGTTTGGCAATCTCCGCAGCCGTCAAACCCTGGACGCAGTAGAGCATCAGGCGCTCGAATGAGAACCTGCCAAGGCTTTCGACCGCACCCTTAAGCTTGTCATAGGCGGCAACCCGACCATCAGAGATGCCGGTGGCATATCCGGATTTGATCCCGCGCAGGAAGTCAGAAGGAGATGCGATGGCGACGCCCGCTCGCTCCCAGAGCAATGCGAAGTGGCTCCCAGCGTGAAAGAATGCGTCCTGCTTGTCGCGCCCATAGCGCCATTCGAATGTTCCGGGACGCGCCCGCATGAGCTTGGTGGTGTAACGACTATCAGTGACACGAACACGGACCTTGGAAACCTTGGCGCCTTCCTTCAGGCCATCGATCTTGCGAAGCTTGGCGAGCCGCTTGCCTTCTGCCGAAAGACGAGCGGAGGCATGGTCCCGCAGCTCCTGCCGTTGCCATACGTCACGGACACGCGTGTCCTCGACCGTCGGCGCGGTGGCCTTGGCCTGCCTCGCAGCTTCTCGCTGGGCGCGCTGTCCGGCAAGGTCAATGCGGCGCGATCCATCGACGCGCGTAGCAGGAAGGCGCTTTTCAACGGGCTTCATTCAAATCCCTTCGGTAAGCTTGTCGTTTCAGGTAAAGGCGGCGCTCCGGTGTGAGCTTGGCCACGGCCGGCCGCCAGTTCATGGGAGGCGTGTAAATCTGCGCGGGCGGATCGATGCGAAACCATCGGCCATCACGATCAAGGAAATACCGGAGGGCGGTTTCGAACTCTCCAGCCATGTCGTTGAAAAGCAGTTCGCAGATCGTGCCGTCCGGCTTGGCATCTGCCATCGCTCGCCATGGATTGAGCCGGTCGTAGGCTTCGCGAGCTAGGCGTTCGGAGATGTTCACAGATCTGCCCCCAAGCCAGCGATGACAGCTAGCAGTGGGAACGTGACTGCACCTGCCACGAGACCAGCCGTGTTTCCACTCATCGCAGGAAACATAGCTTGGACAACAAATCCCATGCCGATAGACATTGGCACGGCAGCCATTGCGATGACGACGATGTGTTTCGTGCCGCCGCCCTCCGCCTCTTTCGGGTTTTCTTGAACCACGTGATCGCCAGTGCCTTCCAAAGCGGCACCTTCTGCGCGACCGCGAACAGCCGGGCCTCGTGCTCGGCAGTAACTCCCGCTGTGGCGATCTCGCGCGTCAGGTCTTCCGGTTCGAACTGGTCGCAATAGTCTGGGTCGGTCATCAGCAGTTCGGCCGCCTTGACGTGCGGGGTGCCGATTGGAGCCAGTTCTGCCTTGGCCAGCACTTCGAGTATCTGCCGCGCCTTCATGGCCGTGTGCTTTCTCACCAGCGCGGCAATGGCCGTGATCGCGACCGTATCGCCGGGCTCGTAGTTGCCGTTGTTGGTCAGGAGCATGCGGACGCCGGCACGGTCGCAAACCTGCTGGATGGTCAAGGCATCCTCATCACCGGCAACGAGCGCAGCCTGATGCAGCTGCAGCTTGGTCACGCCGAGCCGGTCGACGTTATGGCCGATGAAGGCAGATGCCTGCGCGGCCGTGTCTGCGGCCTCGACGATCTGAACCGGTATACGGTCGATCCGCGGATGACTGGCGGCTGCGATGGCGGTGTGCTGGCCATCGATCACCTTCAGCACGGTCTGGCCGCTGGCCTCGGCATAGGAACACACCGGGGCGCGGAATTTCGTCCAGTCCCAGCCAACGATCATTTTGCGGATCTGGCGAATACCCCGTTCACCGATATCGCGCTGGTAGGTCGGGTCAACGTACAGCGTGGCCGGGTCGACGCTTTCGAAGATCGGTTCGCCCGTCGACGGCGTTGTCGGCTTCAGGTCGCTGATGTTGATCGGGTAGATGTGGCGCAGTTCGGTCACGACATTCGCCTCCGCAGTTCGGTCGATAACTCGTCGATGATTGTGTGGATCGTTGCCGCACCTTCAGGCACCGGATCGGCAACGATAGCGGCGATGCGTTGCATGGCTGCATCGCGCAGGTCCGGTGCAACAACCGCGGCGGTTTCCATCACGGCGCGCTGCTGCTCCGGAGAAAGCCCACCGGGCGTCATGGCAGATTCGTGACCCGCGTAACTTTCACCTACCTCAGCCTTAGAGCCATACCTGATAGGTTCTCTCTCTATGGCTGAATAATAGTTGTCATAGGTTCTATTCTTATGTTCGGCGGACATGGATGTCCGGACAGAACGCACCCTAGATGTCCGGACAGAGCGGCTTTCGTTGCGCTCCTGACGGCGCTGTTCACGCTCATTTTTCAGCGCCGCGTCGGTCTCCTGAATGCGGTCAATGACCTCCATCGGCGCATGGAACGTGTAGAACGTTGGGCGATTGTATGCCGCCCTTGTGTAGCTGATCCATCCGGCCTCTCTGATCTTGGGGATAAGGCGCCGGACCTGTCGCTCGCTGATCCCGAACTCGTCTGCAATCGTTTCGTGCGTGGGATTGCAACGGCCGCTTTCAAAGTTGACGCATCCGAGCAGATAGATCGCGATCAGCTTAACGGTCTTTGTCATCAGCGGATTACGATCCTTCTGAATCCACTTCTGAAGGCGAGCACGAGCGCTGTTGAATGCCGCTCGTCGCTGTTTAAGCTCCTCCCTGCGGGCACCATCTGAAAGGTGCCTCGTCAATTCGTTGAAGTCTTTCGGGAGCACAGGCAGTGCAGGTCCAGCCATTACGCAGCCCTCCGATGGGCGGCGCGCCGCGTTGCTGACAGGACTAGAGACTGGACAGGGAAAATCCCCTGACGGCAGTGCAGATCATTGATATCGGTCCCTATGAGGTCCGGCATCATATACGGCTTGCCGGATGCCTTGGCGTAATACTCACCGGCGCCAAGCCCGCCGAACTGGTTTGGATTTACCTTGGGGGGCGCGTCATGGTCAGCAGCGACGAAACATCGTCCATTTATAGTTTTGGCGACAGCCACGATGTTCGAAGCGGAGAAGCAGACGAGGACTGTTGCGGGCCGGTAGAGCGAATGCAGCGCGGCTCGAAGAGAAAGGCCTGTCGCGTAGCCCTCACAAAGCCAGGTCTCGCTGCCGTTCGAAATCCTGTGGCTTGCACCGCCAATCTCGCCGCCGGCCAGGAACTTCTTGGTTCCGCCCTCCCAAATCAACTGGATGCTTCGGATTTGCCCGCCTATCCTAACCGGAATGACGATCGCACGCTGTCCGCCATCAGGTACGAGATACCTTCCGCCAATGTCTCGGATTGCAGCGGCATCCAGCGTGAGCGCCTTCTCGTCCGGGAACCCTTTCATGCTCAGATATGGATGGTTGGCGGGCACCGCTGACGACACGATGCGCTGCGCAACCTTCGCAGCATCATCGGCGCGCCTGCGCTGATCTTCTGCCCGTTCCGCGACTTTGCGCGCTGAAACCCGACGCTGTTCGGGAGTTCGGTCGCTGTCCAGCCAGACAGTATGCCTCACGCCTGTCTGCCAGTTCCACGCCGTGACGCGGTCGTCGTCAACCATGACGCGGCCGTCGCCTTTTCCGCTCTTACCAGCGAGGGTGTCAGTCTTCGCCCACCGACCGAGTTGATATCTTTTCGGTGGCATGATCCCGATTGCGTCACAGGCTGCATTAATGGCTTCATCAAGCGTCATGCGGCTCTCCGCGAACTGTTCTTGCGGAAGCGCTTCACCTCACGTTCGACCAGGCTCCACTCGTCGGGCCGAACCTTGGCCGTGTCACAATTCGTATCGTAGAGGCCGCGAGGGAGCTTGGATCCGGGATAAATCCCCGCCCAAATCCCATATGCCCATTTTCGGGAAGCATCCGGACCGCGGCGGCCGTTGGCGAAGCAATAGGCGAGCGCTGCGTTCCAGACAGCGCGCGGATCACCAAGACATTCGGCGCGAAGCCCCTGCCTAGGTTGAAACGCGGACTTGATGCTGACCTCGAGGTCAATCAACTCGCCTTCGACTGTCTGTATCTCGCCGCGCTTCGGCCGTTCCCAGCCGCAGGCGTGACATGACAGATCGGACGGCTCAAGCTGGAGGCCACATTCGCCGCAGAAATGCTTTGCCTTAACCCGCTCTTTCGGCTCACGGGCTTCGCTGTCCTTTTTCTGCGCATCGGAAAGACTGTCGACGCCGTGTTCGTATAGCCATGCGGTATCGTCCGCGAAGCTGATGCAGTTGCCCGAGTGATCCAGCCAGAGACCGAATTCCTTGCCGGGTGCGATTCGCATAACCCGCCCCAGTTCCTGAATGTGCGAGGAGAAGGACTTGGCGTAGGGCCGGCACGAGATGCCGCACATCACGTCTGGAACGTCGAACCCCTTGGTCAGCACCGCACACGACACCAGCCCGTCGATGGAGCTATCGGGCTTGCTGAACTCATCGATTTTCGCTTGCCGATCATCGTCAGACGCATCGAGGTAGGAAATCTGCTGGAAGTTGAACCCAGCCTCCGCAAACTGGCGGCATAGTTCCTCACCGTGCTTGACCGACGGCGAGAACACGATTGTCTTGACCGGGCCGCCGAAGAATTTGCGGGTCTGCTCGACCCATGTCTGCACCACGTCGCCTATAATGGTGACGCCGCGCTGGCCGGCGTCTTCCTCGTCATACTCACCTGTGAACTTCTTCTTCGCGCCCCGCATATCAGGCGTCACGCACGCCTTGATTTTCAGTGGAGTGAGATATTTTTGCGCGAGAAGTTGGTTGACCGTCGCTCCATTGACGATCCCGTCCCAGTTCTCGGCCATGCCGGCAGCAAATGGGGTTGCGGTAAGGCCGATCACCTTGGCGCTTCCGGCCCGTTCGATGAGATCCAGAACGGCCTGGTACTGGCAGTGCGCTTCATCGACGACGATCAGGTCGGGATAGCTGTCGAAGCTGCGGCGCGCGATGGTTTGCGCGCTCGCTATCTGGATCTGCTTCGATGGATCGGTAAGAGGGTGCTGGGCCTGAATGACGCCGTGGTCGATGCCATATTGAGCAAAGCGTCTGCTGGTCTGGTTGATCAGCGTCACCCGGTCAACGATGAACCATGCGCGGGCGCCTTTATCCATGCTCTGCTGGATGATCCAGGCGGCGCATTCAGTCTTGCCGAAAGCGGTAGGCGCTACGAGGATCACCCGTCGCAAGCCCTCCCGCATCCCTGAGCGAAGCTTCTCTACAGAAACGACCTGATAGTCGCGCAGATCAATGTCCCGGGTGGCAGGGGTAAACAGGTTCATCCCGCCCTCCGACGCGCGTCAATGATCGCCGCAGCTTTGCTGACGAACCATGTCCAATCGGCCGGGTTGCAGTCATCCGGAGTGGAGGCGAGAAGGATGGAGGTGAGGTCTTCGGCTTGCGGCCGGTCGATACCGCCGTCAAATTCGATGACGGCCGCGCGCTCCTCGAAATTGCCTTCGCTCTCGATGAACTGCGCGATCTGGCGGCCGTGCTGGCGAATATATTCGAATGCGCCTTCTGGTAGCTTCTCCCGGTTAACGACGATAAGCCTGCCTGCGTCGACAGCGACATTGGAGCCATGCGCCCTGATCCGCTCGATGATCTTTTTGACATCAGCCATCGATGATCTCACCGGTCTCAAGGTCGATCACCGTGTTGCGCGAATATCCGAGCTTCTTGGCCTCATCCTGCCAGTATTTGGCAGAGCGCATCCATGACGCCTTGTCCTCGCTTTCGCGATACAGCCGGGTTTGCAGTGCACGGATTTCCTCATCCTTGCCCGCGATGACGTTTTCGAAGCCGCCCTGCTCAAACTGGACGCGCATTTCGCCGTAAAGCTTGTTTTCGGCCGTCAGCTTCGCGTTCTCGGCTTCGAGTACACGAACAGCCTCCTCCAGCTCAGCGATGCGGTCGGCATCGGTTAAGCCGATTTCTGCAGGCTTGGACTTGCGTGTTTCAATTGCAGATTTCTTGGCGGCTTCTATCGCCTGGATTTCTGGCGGAAGGGCAGCGGTGTGCTCCTCGCGCTGCCGGTCGAACTCGGCCTGTTGGGCTTGGCGTTCAGCTTTGGCTTGCGCCTGTTCGATCTGCTCCGCAGGGGCAATGGTGCGAGGCGTCCATGGATCGTATTGATCGCTGTCACCGGCATCATTTTCGATCACCTTCGGCTTTCCGATGGCAGCGGTGTTCATTGTCGCAACGGTGCCGTGCTTGGTGGTGTAGGTGCGTTCCTCACTGCGGATTTCCGAAGTGACGGGGCGAAGAGAGGCAACCGTCTTGTCACTCACGGCGCATCGACGCGCGATCTCGCGATCCGACCACTTCGACCATTCGGCATCATTGAGAAGCGTCAGGACGGCGCGACGTTTATCGTCATTTGAACGTCGGAGACCGTGACTCGCATTTGCCCCGACGCTGTGCAGGATCGCGTCACGCCTCGTTCCCTGCCTAACTTCAGCATCAATCTCCATCCGGTCGATCTGACGATGTGCGTTGAAGCGATGGAACCCATCAGCAAGCCAATGGTGCTTGCCATCATAGAAAACGATGATCGGAGGAAAGGACGCGCCATCCTGAATTGCGGCGGCGTAGTCATCGATAGCATTCTGGTAGAGGGAGGCGCGAGATTGTGTGCCGCCATCTACCCGGATTGAGGAGAGAAGGATCGATTTTATCTCCACAAGATCCTCCCTGCCTGCCTGTTCGCCGGGGCGCGAGACGATGCGGCGCAGACGGATCTCGTTGTTCGAATGAATGGGAATCCGATCACCGGTCAGCTCTCCTACCGCTGTCTCGATTGGCTGCGGACAGGCTCTCCAGCAACCGCGCAACCGGACCGCTGGGCTTCTGTCCCCTCTCAATGCGCGCTACGGTTGACTGAGCCACGCCGAGGTGACGAGCCAGTTCGGCTTGCGACCATCGCCGGTCTTGGCGTACTTGTTTTGCAGTGACGACCATACGTTTACCGCTCGTTCATTTTCATCCGATATGGATAATTATGCAATAGGAACGCGTATGTCAATCCATTTCGGATAATCAAGGGGCGCAGCATGAGCACACCGGGCGAGAGACTTCGCAAGGCGAGAATTGACGCAGGCTACAGGTCTGCGGCGGCAGGCGCCGAGGCCGCTGGCGTGCCGACGCCCACAATGTACCATCACGAGAACGGCACCCGAACAATCAGCAGCAGGGCGGCCGAACGGTATGCATCAGCGTTCAAGGTAACGGCATCTTGGCTGATGTTCGGTGAGAAAACGCGTATCTCATTAGATGAGGAATGGGAGGAGGACGTACGACGCAACGTTGGCGAGCAAGTCGCCTATAGTCGCGAGAATTATCGCCCGACCATCGACGGGGCAATTCCGGAGATCGACGTGGAACTGGGGGCGGGCCAAGGTAGAATAGGAGAGTTTCTCACCCTGCCGGTGGGTGATGAGACCTACTCTGGACATAGGGTTGTAGACGAGTGGTTTCTGCCGGAGAGCTATTTCGATCGGGTTCTCGACGCGCGGTCCGGCAATACTCTCGTGATGCCCGTTGTCGGAGATTCGATGGCCCCCACTTATAATCCTGGGGATCGGGTTCTTGTCGATCTGTCACAGGGCATCCTCACCACCGACACGGTGTATGTTATCAGCGATGGTTACAGCCCACCCCAAATCAAGCGACTTCAACGAGTTCTATTCAGCCAGCCTCCCGAGGTCCAGGTTCTGTCAGACAATCCATCTCATGCGCCTCAGCGCGTGGCGCTTAACGATCTGCATATAATCGGCCGCGTGGTGGGAGCCATATCCAAACGTTAATAGAAAATTATCCGAAACGGATTGACGATATAATCCATATCGGATAATTCTGGTTTCAGTTCACGCAACTGGAGCCAAATTCATGAAAACGAACGACGCCGCGCGGGCGAACGCTGAAACTATGCCTTTCGAACTTCAAGAGCTTCTATCCAGTCACGCCTCCATCATCGGGGAGAGCGAAGCCAATTGGACGAAGGTCAACGAAATAGAGGATTGTGAGGCCATGGCTCGTGCCCCCATCAACCGGGTCCTGATCGGCAGAACTTTACTGGTTGGCCGTGACGATGACGGGAACGAACGCTGGAGGGAAAATTACGCCTTCTCGGCCGAGCATATCGAAGAGTATTGCAAGCCGCACCTTGTAGCGATGCTCGCTATGTGCGGTGCGAATGAGGATTGCGAGCGGAAAGCTACGGAGAGCCACGCCGCTTTTGTCCGCTCTAAAATCGCGGAACTTGCGGCCATAGAAAACCAGCGGAAATTGATCGCGGATGAATGCGGCTATACCGCAGCATACTCAACCGCGCTGGCAAGCTCGAAAGAGTTGAAAGCAATCGAGGAGAAAATTGTCCGCTTCGTTCCGAGCTCGTTGAGTGAGGCAGCAAAGCTCGCCGAGTTTGTTGCTGCGAACACCGACGATGGCGTCATGCTGGACGAAGACGAAGTGTTGGAAGCTCTTCGCTCGATTGCGAGGGCAGCGGCATGAGCACGACGCGTCGCACCTTCCTTCGCCACGTTGCAGTCGCACCTACAGCGGCGGCGGCGTCGATAGCTGGGCAGCCCGCGTGGGCTGCTTTGCAAAGCAATAATCTTGATGCCCCGGCGCCGGCCCACCCGGATCTCGTCGCGCTATCATCGCTCCTTAGGGATGCGACCGGTGAGAGAAAGGCGGCGCTGGATACCATGGAGTGGCTCGTGGCGGAATGGCGGCACCGGTGGCCACTGGCTCCTGACGGTATCACTCTTCCAGGGGGTGGTGGGTCCGGTTCCGACAACGAAGTGGACTTGGGCGGTCGACCGGTTGTCAGGCCGGGAGAGGCCCGCGGACGGCGTTTGCGCAACGTCGAAACCCTCGCCACACTTGCAGAAAACATGGCTGCGTCAGTCGACAGGACCCGCAACGAAAAGGAAAGAGCAAGACGCCAAGCGGCGGCGGACAGGTACTCACGCGACCTTCGGGATGGCGTTGAATACTATCGTGAGATCGAGCGTATCAAGGAAGCATCAGGGGTCCGGGGCATCGACGCACGCGTCAAGGCCGCAGATCGTGAAATCACTCGGCTCTGCAAGGAGATCATGGCCTTTCCGGTCCAGTCGCTTGCGTGCCTGGCTATCAAGGCGGAGGCCGTCGAGACTTGGATCGAGGCGAATAGCTACGATCTGGGGGAGTACAACGACATCTTCGGGTGGCCGGTGTTTTTCGCCCGCGACATTCTTACTATCGCGAATGGAGGTGCGGCATGAGCACCCGCTTCATTCCCCATCGCGATATGAGCGCAGATGAAATCGTAAAGTGCGCCATTCAGGCACGAGCGATCATCCAACTTTGCGAAGCGGCCGCATGGTCGATCCAGAGCGGCAGTGAGCGAGAAATTAAAGAGGCCGCGGACAGCATCCAGTTTGCTTTGCAACTCGCTGGCGAGCTGATCGTGCCGGTTCAGGAAGCCTTGGAGAGCCATGAGGGCCTCAAAGGCGGTGCAGCATGATTGGCTACACCGTCGATGATCTGGAAAGCGGCCTGCGTCATCTGAAGGACGTGCTGAGCGTCGCCTGCGACATCAAGTTCGGATTGCCTGCCGGCGAGGTCGACAACCGAGTCGATAGCCTCCTGTGGATCGCGGGCGGCATCGCGAAGGCCGTTCACGAATACCATGCCACGCCACCGGCCGAGCGGCTGAAAGGCGGTGACGCATGAGCACCCGTGCTATTCCCATCACTGCGATCGACCAGCTTCATCAGATCAGGGATGAGCTTTCCGTGATCTGGCTCGCCCTCGGCAACACAGCTGACATGGCCGAAGACTACATGGTCGACGTGCGTGAGGCGCTGTACGGCACCACCAATCGGCTGCGCGACGTTTGCCGGGCCATGGAGACGGGAGGGCAGTGCAATGGCTGACCTCCGCGAAATCGAAACACTGATCTCCAACCACATCAATGCGGCGGCCGAGCGGGATCGCTTGTTCCATCTGCAGGATTGGGGGTTGGCCTCGAAAGAGGATATGAACGCCACGCTGGGTCCGGTCGACGCCGCTCTTATTGCGCTCTGCGCTGCGCAGCCAAGCGATTCCGAAGCTTCCAGCCGGCGGGCCAGGTATCTCAATGGCCATGTGCCGGAAGCGATCGACGGTAGCAGGGGTCTCACCGTGGCCGTCATCGCTGCATTGGTGGGAGGCGCACATGGCTGA